ATCAAAAGCCCGTTACGAACTGGATCGAGTTGCTAAAAATATCGAACTCGCAACTGCTTATGATTTGTACATGGAGTTGATGGGTGATGACCGTAGAGCTTACAGGTACGGTGGGTAATGAATATCAAAAAAGTAGAAGCGGGAATTTACGAATTCGAAAACGATCATGGCAAGAAAGGATTGATTTTGAAACAGCCCGAAGGTGGGTGGACTGTCTACAACACGGACACTGAATGCACCTACGAGTATGGGCCGACTAAACGATACGCTGTTGAAGCAGCAAAGGAAATGAAATGAACAGCTATAGAATTGGATACTTGATTGGCTACATCAAAGCCAGAAAATATAAATTCACTGTTGCCTATTGGCGCGGATATTTTGCAGGAGCATAATCATGACTATATTAGTTGACACGATGGGAAGCAGCGAAGAGAAGCGGAGAGCGATAAGCGCAATGCTTGGAAAGGCTGAGTGTACTGTTATATGGATTGATGATGACATGCACGTTGCTCTTGGTGAAGGTGTTGGTGACGTTCTACGTGAGGACGCACGGAAGGCACTTGCCAAAGGGAAGGTTGTTGTCTGGGAAGATCGTCGGAAGCAATGGATAAATACTGACTGCATCACAGACACTTCCAAGGAAGGTTCAGAGGTGTGGACATGGGACAAGAGCGGTAACCGTGTCAAGTGTGAGAGGACGTTACACACTCTGCACAATGACGGAACGAGAACCAGTGAAGTGATAGGTACTTGTTGGAGAAACTTTGATTGACAAATATCTTCCCATCAATTAGGATGGAATTTAACTAGGAGGTTTTGCGATGGACGCAAACACAGTAAAAAAATTCGGAAGACGCAAAGCAGGAACTTGGGGAAGAACTTCCAAGCCTGTACAAAAGCGCATTGCCAACAAAGCATGTCGCAAAGCTGCAAAGCGTGACCTCTCGTGAACGAGGAACGTAAACCGGAACCAGACTTTGAGTTTTATTTTGATCCTTCGATTGATCTTTATCGGATGGACTACAAACAAAACTTGGCTGATCTGGTCATGAATTGCTACACGGATTATTTGGAGGACTCTGGTTGTGAGTGAAGTTTTCTATTGCCCTACGTGTGCTGACTACGATTCCAATCGAGAGCACAGAATGGATGATGAGGGTTATCCAATTCAACCGCTATGTAAATTCTGCGGGACTGAGTGTGATGACCTTGCCAATGAATCACGCATGGAGACCCTTGCGGATATGGTCAAGGAAATGGGTGAAGCCCGTGAAACTTATACTGACCTGATCAACAGGGTTCAGGAGTTGACCAACGAGATTCGAAGGGACTACAAAATTGAAGGGGAGTTGCTGTGAAGCTAACAACAAAAGCTTTCGATATGGCAGGACAAGAAAATTGTGATGGGCCAGAATACGACATGATTCAGGAGTGTGCTACACGGATCGTTCTCTTGGAGAAACTGGTTCGTGAATTGCGGGATGTTCCTGACACTCAAAAAATTGCTGAGTGGGTGGAGTTGAGTGATCGAGCCACGGAGATTTTGAAGCGATGAGTAACCTTGAAAAAATAATCGATCTTGAAGCACGGGTGACCGAATTGGAAAAACGGATTCGTTGGGCCTTGCGAGTTAAGCGGTCTGGGATGGTTGGGTTCGTGGCTGACATGCTGCGAGGCAATTGGGCATATCTGGATCACGATCTAGGTTCATACACGTTGCGGGAATATGTTGAAGCCACAGAGCGCGAAGACAATACAGAAGAAATTAATATCAATTAAACAGGAAAGGAAATAAGGAAATGAAATCGAAATTGAAGAAAGGAAAGACCTACAATATTACGCATTGTCGGAAGGGGAGCTTCACCATCAAGGTGATTAGTTTTACTGAAGAATGGGTGACTTGTTTGATTACGGAAGGTCACACCAATACGATGCTTCCAGAGAATCAAAAATTCGAAGGTGAAGAAGAGACTGTTCGGATTTCATTCTTGACCAAGATAGAAGAGGTCAAGTGATGACGAAGCCAGTAGTCACAGAAACTTTTGTGTACCAGTGGAAACCTGAGAAGGGTGAAACGTGGTATCTCGCTATCAAGCACAAGCAAACCCTCACGGGTTGGACTTGGACTTATGGATTGGCAAGGAGCACTTCCTACCTCCCCACGGTTGATCAAATCCAATCTTGATGTCCCTATGAAGTTTGCTGACTTCAAACAGATTAAAATCAGGGTATCTACCTGCACGGTGTTTGAACTGATCAGACCGGAGGTGAAGGGTGGCTAATTTTAATCAGAATGCGGGTGGTCTGGTATTCAAACCGGAACCTGTTCCTGAACCCCCCAAGAAAGCAAAAAAGAAACCTGCTTATGTCTATCAATGCGATGGATGCAACATGGATGTTCAGGGCAGGGGCAAGCAATCCGTTAAAGTTCAAACCACGGGATATTGCAAAGGGTGCGGAATGTTTTTTGGTCTGGGTCATCTGCACGGGGTCACGGACATGCAACCGTTTTCTGTTCACATGCGTCTTGAGGGAGTGAAGCAAACCAAGCATGTAATCATACTCAAGTCAGGGAACTTCCGGTGTGAGCAAACTGGTGACTATCTGGGTGTGGACTTCGGTGACATCTTCCCTGTTGAACGTGTTGGGACGGATGGGAAGCCTGATGGATCGAATGATTATGCTATGGCTGCATTCACGATTGACGTTCTGGTGAATAACCGTCCTCTGAAATTATTGCCCCACGAATTTGCTGAAATCCATTGGGTTGCAATCATGCAGTTGAAAAAAGAGGGTGACTATTGTGAAGCCTTCCTGAGTGCTCAAGACAAGCAAGGTTATTTTGCACCTTCCGAAAAAATGAAATCTGAAATGACTGACCAGTATGGAGACAGGTAATGGACTTTGATGACAAGGATACTCACCCTAGTTATGGAGTTATCGGTTGGAGCCGACAGCACACGGTTGGGGGTGGTGATGGGCCGAATCTGTTTGGGTCTGACCTGAAGCACGGAAATTTAATTTCCATCCACATAGGCAGAGCAAGCAGGACACGAGACCTGTCAAAGTCATGGATATTCGAAGACCAACGATTGATTGAAGTGGTTATGTCTGCAAGTCAATTTGCTGACTTCATTACAACCCCCAACATGGGTTCAGGGGTTCCCTGTACGATCAAGCGAACTGAAACAGAATTTACTATTGACTATCCCTCCTATGAGACCGAAGCAGACCTTCACAAGCGGGAGGTTAAAGAGACCCTGAAGAGTGCTAAGACTATCGGGAGAACCCTGATGGACAAGATGAAGACCATGAAGGCAGGGAAGACCATCAAGAAAGGTGACTTCACGGAACTGATGAGGGGTGTGGAGAAGATGATTCAGGAGGTGCATGACAATGTTCCCTTCGTGGAGAACTCATTTCGAAAATCAATGGAGAAAACGATTGCATCAGGGAAGGCAGAAATTGAAGCCTACATTGAAAGCCGAATCAGGAGCGCGGGACTTGAGCATTTGGGGTCAGACTTTCAAGCCCCTCAATTGGTTGACCCCAAGCCCACCAAACTCAGGATGAAGAAAGATGACAATACTGAGACATAAGGAAGCCTGTGAGCGGTGTCCGTGGCGTAGGACATCCCTACGGGGGTGGTTGGGAGCCGAAGCCCCTAGCGCGTTCCTGTGGGCTACACAGAGAGAGTCTATGATGCCCTGTCACTGTGACGTTGACTATGAAAACCCCGATTGGGAGCTTCAGTTGGAAACTGCTTCGCATTGTGCGGGGTCACTGGTGTTCCTCAAGAACAATATGCAACTCCCTGTGAACCCTACCCTTCGGGAAATGGTGGAGCAGGTTGAGACATCTGAAGAGGTGTTTATGTGGGGGAAGGAATTTTTAAACCACCACACCATTGAGAAATTCTGTAGTAATCGAATCGGGGGGAAGTCTGGTGAGTGATACTAGTATCAATATTGTGGAAGCCAAAATTGTGCTTGTTAAAATGCGGGAAACTGCTGCTGCTATTCCCATGAACTTGACTGACCCAAAGCAACGGGAAGAGCGGTGGTATTTGCAGATGAATATTCTTGCCTATCAAATGGCAATCGATAAACACGAAGGAACCTACAGGAGTCCGTTCTAATGAGTGCAACAGTTGGACAAATAGCAGCACTGGCAAACGTGGATAAATTTTTGAGAGACACAGGGGAAGCTTCCACTTATGGAAACTGTCACACAGCTTTGACTTGGTTAGCAATCCAAATCAAACGGACAGGAATCCCCACCTACAACATTCATTTATGCAATGGGGTTTTTGCGGGGCAGGATCACAGTTGGATTCAGGTGGAGAACATTGACAATGAGTCACACACAATTGTTGACATGACGGTTGACCAATTCGGTGAGTTTCCGATGCCCTACGTTGGGCCAGTATCACCGGGTTATGTAATTCACAATGCTGTCATGCTTTCCGATGAAGCCAACATTCAGGAATTTATTGAGGGGCTAGGCTAGTGAATACCACCTTCCTGAAAAAAGATTTACTGTATCGTGCTGCAATCAATGCACGGGGGGAGCGTCTGATGAGACTGCGGGAACTCTGCAACACTCAGGCACAAATCAGCACAGCCAAACTTGCAAAGGCATTGGATATTATTGAAGAGAAGATGAAGGATGATTCTGTGGTGATGCGGAAAGCTTACGAGGCACTGAGAGACCAATGAGCAGACCAGACATGTATCGAGGGCGCGTGTGGTGTTCTCAGAAGTACGGTTGGCACTTTGCCGATGACCACAGTGGATTTATTGCGGAAGAGGTCAGGGAGGACAGGGAGGACAGCCACAAGAACAATCCGTTCCAGACATTTGAAGCGATGCACAGATTATTTAAGCCTAGTGATTTTGAGAAGAGGAAACGATGATGAGCAATGCAAAAGAAAATTTGAGGAATAAAATCAATCGTGGGTTTGAGGAAAAGATGTTGGGGAAACACAACGAGAGAACTTATTCAATCAAGGAAATGGTTGCAGTATTTTACTCCCAATGGGTAGCCCCTCAAGAGGTGGACAAGAATGAGAAGCGGATGATGACTGATCTTGTGGAGGCTCTGGAAGACCCTAACAGGTGTCAGTGTGTTGGGGAAGACGGAAGACTTTTAAACAAATGCGATGAATGCCCACGATGAGAATCACACAAATAAAACAATGGCTGATACAGAAATGTTTTCGGTGGCTACCAGAAGACCAAGATGAACTTTGGAAGTGGAGCTATACCGGAAGGATTATGCACCCTGCTTGGACTCTTCCCAACTTTGAGGATCAGATTGAGGAAGCAACTGCGGGGTGTTATCTGGTTCCGATTTTCTCTGAAGAATATTGTGATTGGTTGATTGCCCAAGCCGAAGCATCACAGGCATGGAGCTTTGACAGGACGGATGAATATTCAGCATGGGAAATCCCCTTGGAAAAACTTCATCACGGGTTTGTTGATGTCTACCACAAGGAGATTGTGATTCTGCAAAACTTAGCGGAACGGGTATTGGATGGGCTGTTTCAATGGGAGCCTGAAGGGGTGGAGAAAGCCTTTTTGATTAAGTACATTGAAGGGACATGCGTGAAGATGGATATGCATCACGATCACAACTCGATTGTTTCTATGTCGATTAATTTGAATGATGAATTTGAGGGGGGAGAATTAGCATTTATTCGAACCCCTGAAGATAAGGCTTCACAACGGAAAGGATGGGCAGCTATTTTTTCCGGTGGGCCGACAATGAGTCATCAAGCACTCCCAATCACGAAAGGGGTCAGGTATGTTTTGGTGTATTGGATTTTATAACAGGAGAGGACAATGTTAATTTTAACAAGGCGAAATGGTGAAGCAATTTATATCGGTGATGATGTCAAGATCACGGTGTTGGGTGTGAACGGGCAGCAGGTACGAATCGGAATTGAAGCCCCCAAAAGTATTGGGGTTCATCGTGAAGAAATTTATGAGCGAATTCAAAACGAAAAGCAAGAGGGGATTAAATCATGAGACATCTTGGAGACCTTGCGGTTTGTTACCTCGCAACTGCTTGGGTGATGGGGTTCGTTCTGGCAAAGGGATTTTGGAGCACAGTGCTTTGTTTCATCCCCCTGTATGCGTGGTATCTGACAGCAGGTTACACGATGGAATTCTTCGGTTTTCTACCGAAGTGATTTGTGAACTACTTCACACAGAAAGTTCAACAATTATTTGTCAATCATGTATACTTTAAGGACTGAAACAAAACACGAGCACGAAACATGACCAACATCAACCACATTGAATATCCCAAAGCCCTCAAGAGCAAGCCTGATGCTGCTCTGTTTTTCATCATGAATGACGCTCACGAAGCGATGAAAGCAAACCCTGATGGAAGCAAGGCAGGATATTACGCTGATGAGATTAATTACTGTGCTGACGAATTGGCACGTAGGAGAGCAGCATGAAATTTATACATGACATCGACAAGGTAATTGAGTTCATCACTGATGCTCATGAAGGTCAAAAGCGGAAGTATACTTTTGAAGACTACGTGACTCATCCGATGGAAGTTGCGCGGATAGTTCGTGACGCAATTGGATTTGACTATGACATGATTGCTGCTGCAATGATGCATGACATCCTTGAGGACACTGACCACAGCCTGAACGAAGTTGAAGCGGTTGGTGGTATGGTTGCTGCTGTGTTCGTTGAGTGGTTGACCAACAAGGAATATCCTGAAGCCAAGAACAGAGCGGAGCGGAAAGCTTTGATTGCTGAGCACTTGTCTAATGCCCCTGATGAAGTTAAGACTATCAAGTTGGCTGACATCTGCCACAACACTCCGACTATCATTTTGCACGATCCGAAATTTGCAAAGGTTTACATTGCTGAAAACAAATTGTTGTTGAAGGCTTTGAAGGGTGGTGATGAAGCTTTGTATGAGAGGGCTGAGAATTTACTTTACGCTTGAACTGAATAATAGGAGGGAGCCTGTTCCTGAATTTGATCTTAGTATCATTTTCGGGGGCAGGATTTTTTCGTATCTGGGAGAAATATAGTGACGGTTGAAAAGAAAAAAGAATTTGAGATTTACCATGCGAAGAACCCTCACATTTATGAGGCTTTCAAAGAGAAAGCTTTGGAGGCTGCAAAGCGGAGAGTGAGATTTTCGGCAAGGGCAATCATTTCAATTCTGCGGTGGGAAACTCCGGTGACAGGAGAAGGGCAATACAAAATTTGGTCTCCCTCAACTCCGTACTATGTGCGGATGTTTGAAGCTGAGTTTCCAGAGCACAAAGGATTTTTTAAGAAGCTGAGAATCTTACCAGAGGAATTCGAATCATGAGCTTGGACATGCAGAAAAAGTTTGCGGTTTACCATGCTGCCAATCCTCACATCTATGAGGCATTCAAAAAACTGGCATTGGAAGCAACCAAACGAAAAGATCGTTTCTCTGCACGGGGAATCTTTCACAAGCTCAGATGGGATTCTATGATTTCAGGGGAGGACTGGAAAGACGGTAAGGGCTACAAAATTTTGAACGGTTCTAGTCCCTACTATGCACGGATGTTCGAAGCGGAATTTCCAAGGCACAAAGGTTTTTTTACGAAGAAGAAAATTCTGCCTAGTGATTTCACGGTGGAAGATTATTATGCAACGGAGATATAAAAATGGGTGAAATAGCTGACAGCATTATTGAAGGGGAAATTTGTCAGGAGTGTTGTGCTCCCGATGAGCACGGGGTTCGTGGGTTCCCGTTTACGTGCGCGGAATGTGGTGGGCCTGAATACTTCGGGGAGGATGCAAGCATATTCGATATCGAACCCAGACCGACAAGCCCAAAAGTTCCTTGCCCTGAGTGTGGTAAAATGATTCATGAAATAGGAATGCATCAGCACGTTGCTGCAAAGCATCCTGAAGCGGAGTAATCGTGAAGCTGTTACTGAATGACGAACCTGCCCTGAGAACCGTCAGCAAGGGTGTAGAGGCAGGAGAGGACATCAATGAACTCCTTGCCTACATGTGGGCTGTGTTCGATGCAAAGCCGAAGGGGGTTGGTCTCGCTGCTAATCAGGTGAATGTCTGCAAGCGGGTGTTCATTATCAACACGAAGGCACTCAAGCAAGTGTTCATCAATCCTTTCATCACCAAAGCATCAAGGCAGATGGTGACCAGTCTGGAAGGGTGCTTGTCGTGTCCCGGTATTGAGATTGCTGTTTCGAGACACAAGCAAATCACGTTGACAGGGTATGACACTAATTGGAAACCCATCAAGAAAAAATTGAGGGGGCTTGAGTCGATGGTGGCACAGCATGAAATGTATCACCTCAATGGGATCACCCTGAAACATATTTTGGAGGCAGACGAATCATGAAATACAAAGGCACTCCCATTCAGTATAAGGGTGGATATAAATACCAGTTGACCACAGGGCATGAAACATCTTTGCTGACTGTGCCTGATGCTGCAAGTGATTGGATCAGAATTAAAGGTGGACGGTTAAGCATTCATAAAGGCTATGCATGGGATGGGCCTTCAGGCCCGACAATCGACACGAAGAATTTCATGCGGGGCAGTCTGATTCATGATGCCCTATATCAATTAATGCGTGAGGGGTTGGTTCATGAATCGTTTAGGGAGGAAGCCGACAAACTTCTTTACCGGATGATCAGGGAAGAGGGTATGTTTTGGCTCAGAGCCAAGATCGTTTATTACGGGGTTCGAATCTTCGGAGCCAAGAACGCGAGGAAAAACTAATGTATGAATATCAAGCTACGGTTGATCGAGTTGTTGACGGTGATACTGTTGATCTTATTGTTGACTTGGGCTTTGGGATTATGGTGAAGGAGCGGTTCCGGTTAGAAGGAATCAATGCCCCTGAAAGCAGGACACGAAACCTGACAGAAAAAGCTTTGGGAGTTGCTGCTACGGAATTCTTGGAGACCATGTTGACGGAAATGAATGGGCCTTTGGTGATCACTACCAAGAAAGACAAGAAGGGAAAATTCGGAAGGTACTTGTGTACCCTCTGGATGGATCGGGGAACGGATATGGAAATGAATATCAATCATGAAATGGTCTCCTGTGACCATGCAGTTTTCAAGGAGTATTGACATGTGGAAAGGGCGCAGAAATCGGAGAGCACGGGAACGAAACTACACGGGCAATGTAAAGACATGGTTCATCAGAAGCAACCACGAAGAATTGTTGAAATGGTGTTTGCTTGGTGCTCTGATTTTTCTGGCTTGGCAACTGGATTTGTATGGGTGAATTAGATTCATCCACCATATACAGGGTTAATTTTTTAAGCTGTGGCATATACTGTAGGGGATACGGGAATGGAACAAACAAAATTGGAGTCTCATATTGAGGCAAGTGCAGACATGGCAAGCGGGTTCTTTGTCTCGTGGTGTGTCATGCTCTGGCTCATTCCGTTGCTGTTCCCTTCCTATATATCGAAGTCAGATGCGGGGGTTGCCTTCGGGGTGGTGATGGTTTTCACAGTCACTTCTTATATTCGTAGATATTACACACGACGATTTTTTGCTCGTGGATTTCATAAAGTAGTTCATCAAATTGTAACGAGGTACATAGCATGAAGATAATTGGAATAACTGGTAAAGCAGGAAGCGGAAAAGATACGATGGTGGAATTATTTCTGAAGAACTCAGCGCACCCCCTGTCTCAACGGTTGGCTTTTGGTGATGGAGTGAAGCACTCTGCTGCTGCAATTTTCAGGGAAGACCTTGGGAACTTCTACGAGAACAAGCAGGACATTTCTGATCAGTGGGGAATCACCTACAGAGAAATGTTGCAGAAGCTTGGGACGGAGTTTGCGCGGGATATGATTGACCAAGATTTTTGGGTGAAGTGGTTAGCGGGAAAAATGGGAGGTATTGCTACTGCTGTTCAGTTGGTCTTCATTACTGATGTCCGGTTTAACAATGAAGCTCAGTGGATTCAGATGCAGGGTGGGATTGTTATTGAAGTGATTCGTGACGGTTACTCAACTTTGAGTTCACTGGAAGAAGTTCAACATGCTTCAGAAAGCGGAATTGCTGAACCCCTGATTGATTACAGAATTGTCAACCGTGAGTCTGTGGAGCATCTGGGTGAGCAACTGGATAAAGTCCTGAAGGAAGCGGGAATTATACCGGGATGGATTGACCCCACCAAAGACCTGAATTGGGACTAGTTTGATACTAAGGTCAAAAAATAAACTGACAAATAATTTCTAGATGTGCTATGCTTAGGGTATACATCAAACTTTAGGAGAGACCTGATGAGAAATCCGGTAGCCAAGAACTGTAATAAGTTCAACAAAGCTGCAACCCACAAAGACCGCAAACGTGCGGATAAGCGTGGGGAGCGCAAACACAAGGGGAAGGGTTATGCCTGAACTCACACTTAATTCAGCGAAGGGATTTACAATGCCCTTCGGCAAGCACAAGGGCTGTACTATGGTGACCCTGCTGCAAACGCATTACCATTATGCAAAGTGGCTGCTGAATCAACCCCTGTCCAAGAATCCAAACTTTGAGAAGGTGCGGATGTACCTGAACTTTCTTTTGGAAGATGATGCCTTTATTTCTGAGTTGGCTGATACCCTCCCTGATACTGCCCCTGATCACAAGCATGGTAAAGTTCAGGTTAAAGTTTACGAGTCTGAGGGGAAGGATTACGATTCAGGCCCGACACCAAAATATAAACCTGTCTATCATACTGAGGCAGATGAAAACGATGGAATTGATTTCCTATTGGTGAGTCGAATTGACCCCATCAATCATTTCTGTTTTGAGCACGAGAAAGATCAAACCCTGTTCAATAATTTCATGGGGAAGTATGAGCAGGATGGGGATGACACTTTGTTGATCCTTCAGCGCATTAACGGATATATTGTTTTACTGAATTACAAGTTTGTGGAAAAGATAGTTGCTAACGAAGGGGAGTGTGATTTTTTATGGCAAAGCTAGGAAAACAATTGAAGTTGAAAATCTCTGTGGCAGTGCTGCAAGCCTGTCCCAATTGTGGGGCTTCTGCTGACATGGTTGACAACGGGGATTCCTACCATCTTGAATGTTCGGTGTGTGGGGTCAAGGGCTATCGATATGAAACGAAGGCTATTGCAATCAGGGACTTCCCAAACCACCACGGACTTCCAAAGAAAAAAGCAAAGGTGGCAGTGTGAAAAAGCTGCGAGTCAAAAAACTTTCAAAGGAAATTGATGAGTCAGTTGTGACTCCTACTCTGGAAAAATATTGGCGCAATAATTATGATGCAACGGCTTACCTGAACAAACGATTTGAGAAAGGGGATGCAACAGGAGATTTCCTGAAGGCAATTATTGGGGTGCGGGAATGAGCGGATTATTCAAAGTCTTCGAATTGGTTTACACCAACAATCTTCCGTTGGACAATCAAACTTTGAAATCCCTGCATTGGGATAACAGGCTTCTGAATTTGGCCTTGCATGTTTCACAGTGGAGCAAAGACCCACGGACAGGAGTGGGGTGTGTGATTGCAAACGGGAAGCGAGATATTGACCTTGGGTATAATGGATTTCCTTTAAAGCACAAGCTGATAATCCATGCGGAACAAAATGCAATGGATAATTCAAAACGGGATTTGGTGGGACGGAGTTTGTATGTCACCTACCCACCTTGCATCAATTGCACCATGAGCATCATCAGCAGGAAATTGGGAAGGGTGGTAACCATACAATCCTCCCCTGAGAAAATGGAAAAGCATCATGTGAATATCGAGCTATCGAAAGAACTATTCACTGAGGCAAATATTCGATTCGACATTTTTAAATAACTAGGAGGTTGTATGTTTAAATCAAAATTAGCAGATACAAAAACCCTGTTGGGTGAATCCATTCGTGGAATCCTTCGGGGGTATTGTCAGATCAGATATGCGAGGACTGACATCAAAGAAATGTTCACAGGGAATATGTTTCAGGATGATCCGTTTCTTCTTTACATGGGGGAACAGAATATGTTTCTTGAAACCAAGAATCCCCCTGTCATAGATTTTCAAATGGACATCGTGAATATTCTGAAGGCACTGGATACCGATGAGAAGTATGCTGACTTTGTTGCTACGGTCACTGATGAGTTGCTTCACGGGGATGAGCTTGGTCTTCCCTTCGAAGATTTCATTCTATGCTCTGGTGATGTTCAGGTTTATGAGTACCCCCAACAGGATCAAGTCTTGGTTCGGGTGACGGACATTACAAAGGAATGGAATGTGGATTGGGCAAAAGTCCAATACAAGCGGGTGGTGGAAATCGGAATGTATGCTTTGCAGAAGGAACCGGAAAATGACATGGTTCGGTACTACGCTCCGTCAATGGCTCCCCTGCAATTGTTCACTCACGAAGATGGGGAACGGCATCACCAACGGTTGAAATTTGATAAGACCATTGAAGGCTTCTTGTTCCCGAATCAATCTGCTGAGTCTGCTGACGATTGGGAAAAGACTCATGCAGCAATGTGCATGTTTGTAGTTGGCTCCTTCATGTTCATGTATAAGCATCAGCGAATCAGCTACGATGTCATTGAACCTCCCAAGGGTCTGAATCGGAATCGAAGACGGAAGAACAAGGAACCTTATGAGCGGTACTTTGTTTCGAGACTTGGTGACTACACTTCCAAAACTTATTCAGAGTCGAAGGAGTCAACCGGAAAAAGAGAGGGGGGTGTTGCCCTTCATATCAGGAGAGGTCATTGGAGACTGAAGATGAATCACAGGAAGCTCCCTGTGGAGAAGCAGGAGAAGATTTTTATTCAGGCAACTGTTGCGGGTGACCCTCGTTATGGAATCATCATCAGGGACTATGAGAGTGATCTGATGCATGGTGAAGAGGTGACCCCTGAGAAGATGAAGACGGTACTGCGGGAAATGCACACGGAGAGGGCTTCACATGATCGATAAGACTTGGGTAATTATCAGCAGGGTGGAAGCCTTGACCCAAATCAGAAGGTGGGGCAGCAAGCCTTTGCGGTACTCCTGCTCCCATTACAAATATTTCAGTACCCACAATCATCCGTTGATTAAACATGACAGCAGGAAAAATGAGTTCTTCGGGAATGAGGACTACCGAAATTTAGTTTCACAAACTGGTTGACAAATATTAATCCATGAACTAAGCTCTTTATATATCACTGATCACTCAGGAGGTGGATGTGAAATTAGTACGCAACTTTACAGGTAA